TTATCGTTCCGTCTTTTGTCGATTCGCTCACCCGTGATCGCAACGGTGATCTGACTGCCCCGATACGTTTTGATCTTCGTACCGATTGCTTTGCGGGCCGCTCGACCAGTGCCCGGTATCGCAGCTTTAATAGCCTTTGCCATCACCTTCGCGCCAGCGCGTAACGCCTTCGCTGCAATCGAACGCTTCATCTTGCGGTCCAGCGTAGCGAACTTCGCCATAGCTTCCCGGTGGCCCTTGAGCTGCATTTTGAACTTCACATCGGCCACTAGACCAACTCCCGGCACGTCAACTGCAATTCCTTGTCGCGTTCATCGAGGTTCAGCACCGACATAATCTCGAACACTCGCCCGCGGGCGTACATGATAAGACGCTCGTGGACGCGCGGATCGTAACGCATCTTCACTAGGCTACCGACCGCCGCCTGAACCTGATCGCCGATCGTCTGCTCCGTTCCACCAACCGGGTCGATCGCAACGCGAGCCTCAAACGCCTCGACGAACGGCTCGACCGTCGTGTCGCCGTCAAGCGTCTCGACCGTCGGTTCCTTGAACACCGCCGGATAACGCAATTCGCCAGCGTGAATCACGCTACGCCCCCGCGACTAGAATAATCTCAAACACTGCACACCTAGTTCGTCAGGAGAATAATCTGGTATTGCGCGTCCAAATCAGTACTAATCACCTCAATTAGGTTCGTCACCGAACCGATGACATCACGATTGCCATTGCACATCCATAGAAACTCTTCACCCGGCCCCAGTGAAACCTGATCGTTCACGCCCCCCCCAAAGGGGTAAGCGTTTAAGGCCGGTTTCTTAAAAACCACCGGGGCGCTATTCGCCGAACTCGTGAAGATTTTGAACCCTTGGAGCTTTTTCCCGACCAAGCTCTTTGTCAGTCCCGAAAACACGTCGCCGAGCAGGGAGAAGTCTATCGACTCTATCCCCGCCACGAGCGTGCGCAATCCGCTATAAACGTTGTTTGCCGCGACTGCTGTAGATGCAGTCAGTTGGCGCGATACAACCGGATAGGTCGTCTGATGGATGTAAGTTTCGGCAGCGGCCAACACCGTCGCAACGACATCCTTCGTTTCGTCAACGCGCAGCTTGCAATCGTAATTCGCAACAACAGACATCAGGCCATGTACTCCAAGTATCGAAGGGTAACGCTCAATTTATACCTCCGTCACCGTTACCGTGAGACCGAGGAGGGCGATATCCGTAAGAGCAGCCGTCGTTCCAGTCAGCAACACGTAATACGATTTGGCGGCAGACACGATCTCCATCAGGTCCGTTTTTCCAGCGGCAACCGCCGTGTCTTCGGTGACTGCTACCTGGGTGATCGAACCAATGCTCGCGTCCGTGGGGTCCGCGGCGACGTTCGTCACGGCCCTCAAGTCGGCGTCCAGCGTCGCTGCGCCACCGGCGGACTCAATCTGCGCCACAACCTTGAAGCCAGTGATCGTGTCCCCGACGTGGAGCATATCCACGGGCACCACGAGGGTGCTGCCTGTCTTGGACGCCGGAAGAGTTGCTTTGTAGGGAAGATCGTCAGCGGCGCCGACGACCCACCCCGCAGTGCCGCCGATTTTCGCCGGATTGCCGACCTGCTTTTCGATGCCGGGTCGCGTGATCGACGCGCCCGCTTGAATATTGATCGCGCCTCCGGCTTCGACGGTCATCACTCCGCCGTCACCAAGAACGATTTCTGCTCCGCCTTCCTTGAGGCATACTTTTGAATTCGCGCCAGCCATTACGCATACTCCAATTCGCACTCGTCTACCGCGCATTGATCCTGTAACAGCAACGCCTCGACCGCGTGCTTGGCGTGTCCAATGATGGCCCCCGCGACCCCATCCTCCCGATGCAGGTACCAATGGGCGCAGAGCACCAGCATTCCTAGTTTCGTGTTTGCGGGAATAGCCGCCAGCGCCGCCGCCGCCGTCGATCCGTAACCACACACGAACGTTACCTGTACGGCGTCCAAATCGCCATCCCGCGTAGACGGCCAGGATGTACCGTAAATCGGGGCCACGCGACCGGGTTCACTGTTCGTATCAGCGGTATAGGCCGAACCCGAAAGCGTTTGCGGTGTTCCGGCGGTATCGACGTATGTGATCGACGTAATCGATACCAACGGCGGCAACGGCAACCCGATCGGCCCATCCCCAACAGGAAACGAGCCGATCGAGAGCCGCCATGTCGCAGGCATCAACTGCCGCTTTTGATACGCTTGGGCGTATTCGGTCGCCGCAGGGATCAGCACGTTCCCGATGTAATTGTCGTCCTCGACAATCGACACCACGGCGTGTGCCTTCACGTCGGCGACGGTCAACGGATACGCAGTCGGCGCGGTAATCAATTTCGGTTCGTACACCGAACGACTCCAAAGGCCGACTAATCCGTTATCGCAGCAGGCGGCGGCGACGATGCGTAGCGCGCCCCATAAAGATAATAGACCACGCTGAACAGGAGCGTAGCCGTAGCATTGCCCGTGCCCGCTCGGATGCAATCGAATCCATTGGCGCGATCCAACTTCTCCACATCAACGTCAATCAGATACATCAGGTGCTTGCTGTTCGTCGAGTCCGTCGTAAAGGTATCCGAGGTCACGGCGAACTCTGCGAGCGCGTCAGCGGCCGCGCAGTCAATATTTCGCCAGGCCTTACTGAATGACAGCGCCTTCTCGCCTGTTCCCGCGACTGCGGTTGCCTGTTTGACGGTGATTGCCGATCCAGTCACGGTCGTACCATTGAGAATGTGAATCAGGATCGCGCATTTGCGATATCCCTTCAGGCTCACATAGTCCGGCGTGCTTGACGACGGAAGCGCAATCGCCAGACCCTCGACAGGCTTGACCGCATCGAACAGCAAATTCACTGCATGAAGATTCATACTCACTACTCCTTTGCCACGGCTTTGTTAGGCCGCTCGCAAGAAAACTACTAGGCCCGCGTATCGAGCGACACGAACGGGGACAACGTAGACGAACCGTACGCGACCGAAATCGCCGTTTTGAGCCACGGGTTCCCGTTCATGCGGAACGTAAACCGGAAAGCCTGTAGGCCGTAGTCGAAGTAAAGATGAATCGACACGGCGCTTTGCAGCCCCGAACGCTTGACGATTGCCTTGTAGCGATTGAACGCCGCGAAGTAGATATCGCCCTTCGTGCCAAGCGTCTGGCACGTCATGGAGATAAACACCGGACGACCGAGCAACGCCCCGCCGGGCGCCGACTGCAAACCCGCGCCAGGCGGAATCCAAACCGGCATATCGCCGATCACCATCTGCGGGAGTTGGTTGTACGAGTCCGGCGAGATCAACCAGATCGCGTTCATAATTGAATCGGGAACCATGCGCCCGAACATCTTGGTCACGTTGTCCGCGTTGATTGTGGCTGCGGTCTGGCTAGCGGTTTTCGCTTGTGATACGAGACAACTTGAACCGAGGATGCCCTGCGGTAGACCGGCACCGTTCCCGTTCACGATTGCGTCGTTGACCTTCCACGCGATGCGCTCACCCGCCATCGGCGTGATGTACGCCTCGAGCGCGGCAGCGTCTTCGATCATTTCGTCGGATACCGGAATCAGCACGGTCAACTTGTGGAGCGATAGCGTGCGCATTTGGACCGCGATTTTGGATTCCGTGTAAGCGGCTGCTTCTCCAGTCCAGTAGGCCTGCGCACCCGTGGTTCCCCAAGGGGTCGTCTCATCAACCGGAAACTCCATCGAATTGCCGGAGAGCGGCGTTGGATTGCATCGTGCCAGCAAGTCCTCATTGACGTGGGTGTGGCGCTCAATCGTGGCGCTGTATTCGGTGGGTACTAAAAACCCGCCGTCGGCACCGCTGACTTCGTTGGCATAGGTCGTGGCGGCAGCAGCTTGTGGCCTTAGTCGTGGATCAAAGTCCGATCCGGGATGTGAGCCGCGATGGACCGCACGCGCAAAATCCCCGAACCCGCGAAAAAGAGGCGCGTCGCTGCCAACCGCCGGAGAATGGGTGCGGGACATCGGTTCGACAACCGTTCCCGCAGGCAATGGACGAGCGGCAGCCGCCGATACGGCGCGCCCCCGGCTCTGCTCACTAATCCGATCCAGATCGCCGATGGCCTCCGCTTGGGACAGTTGGCGTTCGACGACCGTGTACTCTGACAAAACAGCATCGCATTTATCGAGTTCGTCTGGTGTGGGTTGCCGCTTCTCGTCTGCGGCCTTCTGGTGTATGGCCTTTGCATCGCCGCCAAGGGACAGGAGCCGTTGGCGAAGCATTTCGATTGTCACTGCCGATCTCCGTTTTTGAGACCGGCGCAACAAAAAGAGCCGGTCAAACTCGTTCTCGTGAACGAATCCAAAACCGACTCGCAGTTTAGAATTCTTCGTTATCTACGCGGCTGTGCCGACTCGCAGCACGGCCATCTGCTCAGAACTATACAACACGCCCAAACGGGCGTCAAGTAGAAAATCCTTGCCCTACCATGCCA